GCCGTGCGCGTAGATCGCGTGCGTCGGTTCGCTGGGTAGGGTGGACGCGTCCGTGATAGACAGACCAACGGCAGTGCCAGACGGCACGTCTCGGATCTGGAACTCGTAGTGCCCATCAGCATCAAGCTGGTTGATACTGCGCGCACCACCATTCCACCCGGTAACAGCGGTATAGGTAGTGGTCGCTAGGGTGCCTTTTATCTCAGGCTGCGCGGGGAAGCACACTTTGCTGTAGGTAGTCTTCGGCGCTACGTACCCGGTGGACACCCCAGATATACGTACAAGAGTCCCGCTCTCATCCAGTATATACACGACATCGAACGTCTGGTATCCAGGCACCGTATAAGGAACCTGGATACAGTACCCTGGAACGTAGGGCTGATATGGCGTACCCGGCGTGTAGCGGACTTCCGCCAGCTTTTTTAGCCGGTTGGCCATGGTGTGTCTCCGTTACTGGGTGGGCATGGTGATCGACAAATAGTCTACCACCTGAACAGCAGCCGCGGTCAGCGCCACGCTCGACAGGTTGAGGAACTTACCCGCCACACCCACGTCGCCCTGTACGCGAACCTCAGAAGAACTGGATGCACCGGTGTCGGAGGCCAACTCCAACCGGCAGAACGCTGCGGTGCCGGAGGCTGCGTTGGTGCCCTGCCACACTTGGCTGGACGACTTCTCGATCACGTTGCCTACTGCAGCGGCCTCGAACGACAGTGCGCCTGCACCGCCAGCATCGCTGATGGTAACGAGCAGTACCGCAGAACCCAGCGCGGCGTCCGCGGTAGCCGGTTCGGTGCCGGAATAAATCTTCAATTTCATACCGGTGAGGTTGGCTCGCAAACTACCGGTGTCCAACATAGCCTTTGCCAGGCCCGTACTAATCTTCATGCCCATGATGCTACCCTCAGGTGGTTGGAACTAGCGTAATGCCCGCGGCTACAGAGAATTGAGTCCCGATGTCCATCGTCTTCGGCGTATTGAACCGAGCGATCGATAACAGCACACCCGTATTGCCGGCCTTGACCGAGCTGGATACGATGAACGCGCCATACAACACAGTCGCTGCGGTGAACGTAAACACTGCCTTGTTGGCGATGTTGTCTACCACCGACACCGCATCGTAGGCATGTGTCCACGCGGGGCGGGTCGCCTGCGAGTACGCGGTAGACTCACCCACTACCACCGGTAGATCCGAAGCGGTAACGCCACTCGTTGGTACATAGTTGCCGGAGAACACCCCGACAAACCACGAGCTGATCGGTGCAGTGCCATCCCCCCGCAGAAGCCCGACGAGGTGATTGACGGACACCTGCGGGAGCAGATTGAAATCAGTGAACCGCTCGATCTCGCCACTCGGCTTAATGATCTCGCAGTCATATCGGAAACCAGTGCCGAGTACGCTCATGGGTTTATAATCTCCCCAACGAAGAAGTCAGATGCGGCCAACGGATTCGGCCTGTTTTTGCCTTGCAGCGTGGTGACAACCAGCTGGTTGCCGTTGTTCTCCAGTATGCCGGCGGCACCGCGCGACACGTCTACTGGGGCAAACGTCGTCCGGTTGACGAGTTGAATATCGTCCCCATCTGTCATTGCCTGTCCGTATCGCGTCATGAATGCGCCCCGCCCGTCTGGTAGCTGCACCGCTGTGCCTGGAACTGCGGGAAATTCTAACACCGTTTTCTGGCTTATTCCATCACCCTCAACGTTTGTCAAGGCGTAACACTTATCGGCGCTGACGAACAACGCACCTGCGCTTAGTAGCACACCTACTTCGCCGCCAAACTGCAAGAACCCACGCACCCGATCTACGAGGTGGGGCTGCATCGGTTTGGTCATCTCGACTACGTTGTTTTTAGCCACCGCCAACGTCGCGTTGTGCGAGACCAGCAGCACCCCAGGGCGCGGCGCGCGGGTCAATATGGTGGTGCATCGCGCGGTGTCGTCACGCACCTGGCCGACAACAACACTACCCACCTCGCTTACTGTGTTCTGGTGGTACAGCGTCTCGCCACTCACGGACCCAACGTAGATATTGGCCACACACCCGGCTGGCAGTGTGGCGATGTCGACAGTTAGCGCGGCGCCTGTGGCAGCGAAGATAACGATCGGTTTGTCAGTACCCCCTTCTCGACCCCACGCATCTGTGTGGGTGACGGCCACTTGGTAATAGCCATCGATCAACCCACCGGCCGCAGTCGCTGTAACCGCCGGCTGATGCAGCACGTCCGGTACACCCCACGGCGTAACCACAAAGCCGTCGTATTGCAGGCACTCGTTCTCCGTGCTGAAATACAACACGTTGTTAAGCGTCGCACCGCAAAATGCGCCGGCCCCGGCGATGGTACGCAGCACCCGCGATACACCACTCTCCGTGTTCAGCTCCACCAAGTCGGGGCCATCTGCGATGAGCAGGTTGCTACCAAGCGATAGTACGCCGCGTACGGCGGTGCCGGAATAGACCTGCTCGTACCCCACCCGTAGCGCCAGGCGCCCGCCGGGCAGCGGGTCGAGGTTGACTGCGTGGCGAACGAACGCTTCGGGGAGTCGGTCCTTGGACGCTATATTGTTTGCACCCTTGGACCAATCGGATCGTTTATCGGTTGTCATTTAACACCTTCTTGGCCGCATCCCACCGGGCGCGTCGATCCGCTGCGCCGTGGGTGCCGCCGTTAATCCGCTTGGTGATCGCGTCGAACTGACCCGCATCGGCCAACTCATTAAGCCCGTTCGACTGCCAGAAGTATGCCGCCGACAGCGCCGCGTACTCCGGTGTCTCCAGTAACGCAGGCACCGCGGTGAAGTTGATGCCGGTGGCCTGGCTCAGTCGGTCGTAATTCGCTTTGCCGGTTGTCTGGATGTAGCCCCGGCCTATGTACCGCCACCCGTCGTCCGACGCTAGTGGCCCGTTACCCATGCGGTCGCTGTACGTGTGGTTGGCGATATCGCGTGGCTTGCGGGCTATCTTCTCGGCCAACGCGTTAGCTTTGCCGTCCGCGGTACGGTATCGACTAGGCCACGTCGCGGCTAGCCCCAGCGCCGAGTAGTTAAGGTTCTCCACAACTGCTGTGAGACCGTTGGACTCGTGGCCTACCTGCGCCAAGAATGCCGCAACCCGCACGGGGGAGTCGATCTTGTATCGAGCCATAGCGCGGTTGAGGTGGGCACACGAGGCGATAGGCGCCTTGGGGAATAGGGCGGAGAACTGCTTCTCGGTCAACATCACAGCCACAGGTGCGGCATCCTCCTGCGGGGTGGGTATTGGGTCGGGTTTGCGCAGTAGCGCGGCTAGCGCTTGTAGAAAGCTCACTTGGCTACACCCCTATTCTTCTCGTATGTCCTGGCATCGCGGGGGTATGCGTCGATATATTGCGTACACATCTTGTTCCCCTTCTGTAGATTCTCTGCCGCAGGTATGACCTGCACATTATCCCCACAATGCAACCCACTAACGGTCTTTCCTCGGAGAGGTATTATGTGGTCAACATGGTGCGGTACGCCGGTAGCCGCCTCCCTATCCTTACATAGTAGGTGGGCTTCCCTTATCACGAATTCGTCTAACTCACCATACCAAGCTGGTTTTGCCTCTCGCGCTCGCGCTCTCCTGGCAACTTTTACCGCAGCGACCTTTTCTGGGTTAGCGATCTCCCAATGCTTCCGCGATGCCGCCACCTTGTCCGGGTTATTCTGGGCCCAAACTGCTCGGTATGCCTGCATAAGCTCCGGGTTACGCACTGCCCACGCGCGCGTTGCGTCTACGCGAATCGCTCTGTTATCCGCGTAGTACTTCCTGCTGTATTCTCTGTGCTGGGTTCTGTGTTCGGATCGCCACTTCGCGGCGGACAGGGCTTTCCCACACCGCCGAGAACAAACCATCGCGTCTTTGCGGTACGGGGAAAACTCACTGCTGCAAAACGCACAGACCCTCACCGCATAACCCCCAGCTTCTTCTCGTAGCTGCGGTACATCCCTAGACCCAGAAGGGCGAAGACCAGCTCAAACAGGATCGCCTCGAGGCTGGGCATCGGTGGTACATCCGCGGCACCATACACAGCCAACGCCCAAGGCAGTAATGGGCGTAACAGGAACTCGTAAAACAGCCCAGCTACGCATACCCAGCCAGTTGCCGGTCGCCACCCGGATTTGAATAGGCTGTCGCTGGTCGCCTCCACAGCGTTAATGTTGGCCTGTGCCAGATCAACCTGCAGCTGCGCTTCCAGCTGTTTAAACGCACCCTCTTGCTCCAGCTTCGCCAGCTCCAGTTGGGCCTTTGCCCGCTGGGCGGGGTCCGGAAAAAGTCGATCGAGGACCTTGCCGCCAATATCAAAAATACCGCCTAGCAACAATGGGTTCACTTACCACCTCCGGCTACATCCGATCGAATCTGGTACTCGACGGCTGCTATGCGCCGGTCTATGGCCTTGATGTCCACGTCGACCTGCTGCAGCGTGTTGATCTGCCCCACCACATACCACTGGATGAACCCCAGCAGCATGGCGCCTACCAGCGCGCCCCCTTTAATAAAGCTGTATGCCTTGTGGAAGTCGCTATCCACCTTGCGGACCTCTTCCCCATTGGCCCGGATACTGGAGAACGCTCGATCCAACGCCTGTCGGTGGGTGTCGTGCTGCTCCTGCAACCGGACTAGCTGCACCTGCATGGATATGAGCATATCCATTTTGGCCGCGACCTCTGACATGCCGGTCTGCAGACCTCGCATCTCTGTTTTTAGCACTTCAACGTTAGTCTGCATATCTAACATGCCTCGGCCTACCCTTACTGCTAGGTGAGTTCTGTTTATAGTGTCCGAAGGCTATCACAGCCCTATGATCTCTGCCATCGACGGGGTTATCCGCGCCGCTGTGGGGAGGCCGAACTCAGCGGCGTTGTATTCAGTCTTGATCCGCTTGGTTACTGCTGAGGCGATCTCCTGCTTGCGGAACGCCATATCAGGGTGCTCTTGGCTCCACGCTTGGATGTCTGCGATGGCCTCATTTACACCAGCCATATCGCCGCTAGATTGTGCCGCAGCTAGTCGCTGTAAGTACCGGTTGCGCACATCGAACATGGTTGTGGTGGCGCTGTATAACCGACTACGCAACTCCTCGGCTTCGCGTCGATCTCCGCTGCGGAACCCGGCCAATCCCATGAACGTATCGAACGGGTTGGGTTCAAAGTACACAACGCCGCGAGCGTCACGCACACCCTTAGCAGAATCGAAGCTAGACTTCCACAGATCCGCAGCGGGCTTTGGAACCAGCTTGCCGACAGCCTTCTCCACATCGCCGTTGAACAAGTCAGCAGTCCCACCATACAGGTTCTTGGCAAGACCGGCCGCCGGGCCGAGGTTCTGTGTCAGGTAGTAGGTGAACGTCTCACTAGGCGTCCCGGCAACCGGGGCGAACCCACCCTGGCCAAGCAGCGGAATCAACGTACCGGCCTCTATCCGTGCCGTATCCATGACTGGGGAGAACAGCCCTTTGGATAGTACCTCGCCGATAATACCTAGCTTAGCTGCTTCGACCAAGAACTCGTCTTTGCTGGATAGCAAGTCGTCATCGTCGCGGAACGCGTCAGCCAGCCCAAACACGAATGGTGCCAAAATAGTACCCACCGCACCTGTGAACGCGAGCTGCATGCCTAGCACCCACGACAGGGTTCTGCGGGCTATGGCAGCCTCCTCGGCGTTTACCGGCTCCTGCATCAGTACCAGCTTGCCCAGCTCTGCGTCGCGGATGTCCATAGCGATCGTCGAGAGCATGTTGAATTGGTAGGTCTTGTATTGCAGCATCAGCTTGCCGGTCGGCGACTGCATAGACCGGGACTTGTTGAACTGGCTGTAGTTGAACTGCGTGGTGCGGATAGCCTCCTTGCCTGCGCGTACCAGCTCAGCCTTTAGCGCCTGGCGCTCCGCTTCTGTGGTCGGCACGGCCTTGCCCTGTAGCGTGTTCGCCATCTCCAGCCGGATCGCTGCAGCCCCCGTCACCTGGCGGTTGAACACTTCCGACTTGTGCATGAAGTACGACAACCACTTCATTACCTTGCTGGTATACGGCGACAGTTCCGTGGTGCTGCCGTCGGCGATACCTGCCGCGTCGTGGGCTTGGGTGATGTCCAGCGGACCGTCAGCCTTGATCTGCTCAAGCACCTCCAGCAGCATCTGGTCTCGCGGGTCGGCTGATTTGCGCAAAGTCGCCCGAGGCACCCCGTTGGCGTCCACCGCGTCGTTGAGCAGGTCGAACCCTGATTTGGCGTACTCACTTAGCGCACGACCAATTTCTTTGTTTGCCCGACCTGCGCCGTATTTGCCAGCCAGCCGGGGGATCGACATGAACAGTACCTGCGTGGCGTTCATGAACATATGGCTTGGGCTGGTTAGCTGGTATGTGAACGCTACTGCAGTTGCCGCGTTTACGACTTTGTTCTGCTCTACTCTGGCCGCCGCCAAGTGCTGATTCTTAACTGAGTTGGCGATACCCTGCAACTTCTGTGTGTCAGTACGAACCACACCCTCGGCGTCGGAATACTTGCCATCCGCTACATCCTTTACGTAGGTCTGCACCTCCGTCACCGCATCCGCAATGCGACCGTCAAACTGCACGTTGGCCACCGCACGGGCGGAGCGCATGGTGTAGTTGGCGAATGACCGCAGCGCGTCCCTGTCGTAGCCGGCCACGTTCTTACGACCTAGTGCGTGTTTGGCGAACGACTTGGCTGGCAGTGACTGTAGGTACACCTCAGCCAACCCGGCGGTGATTGCGGTGGTAGCGCTTTCGCGCAGATCCGCGTCCATGTCGTCCGGGAGCATCGACAACACCTCGTTGCGTATTGCGTCGATGTCGCTTCGCGCCGCCCCTGTGGCATCCATCGTGGTGTCCTTCGGCGTACCGATATTTATCACCACCCGCTCGCCGGCCGCCGCACGGGCCTGCTCGATCTCAGAAGCCGCGGCGTCCGCCTCCGCTCGGGTGTCGAACCCGGCGAACAGAACCACGTCGCCTTGCGCGTCGCGCACAGTAAGAAGGTGGTCGCCATATCGCTGCAGCGGGGAGTACGGGCCTTGCTTAATGCGACCCATTATCTGGCCTATTGCTTGCTTGTACCGGGCCACAGCCGCATCCACCTTGGCAGCCGTCTGTTCTGCGTCCCCGCCCTTAGCCACCGCAGCCTCTTTGGCCTGCTCGCCGCGGCGCTTTGCTTCGCTGGTGATGGATTTGTAATACTCCGCGAACCGCTGCGCGTATATCGCCTGCGAGTTCTTGTAGATACTCTGCCCGGTGTCGCCGATCTGCTTATACGCGGCGCTAACACGCTCGTAGGCTGCCTTACGCTCCTCCTCGGTGTAGCCCTTGGCCTCATAATCGAAGTCCGCAGTAACTTGGTCGTCCCAAGACCGATCGGGGAACACTTGGTAGTACGTGCCGTCGGTCAGCACAAAATCAAGTAGGTCTGCGCGGTTCGGGCTGGAGCGTTGGAAGTTATCCCACGTCTCCATAACATCGTTCACAGACGCCAGAGGCAGCGACTCTTTGACGTCCTCGCCGTTCTTCCCAGTCGTGTACTCGCGTACCAGCCGCTTTGCGTTGAGGCGGCTGAACGTCGCGTCCTTGGCTTCCTTCTCGTCGAACACCGCCCGCAGCAACCCTTTCTTGGTGCCTGGAATAGTGAATAGCTTGTCGTGCCAATCAACGATGTTGTCTAGCCCCATGAACCAGTCACGCATGAACGTACCGGCTGATCCTTCGGACAGCGCGGCGCGGGCTTTCCGGCCTACCTCGATGGTGGAGTCTGCCGCAGCCTTGGCAATGTGGCCGATGTGCTTGACCTTGTCCTCGGACTCGGTCTGCGCGCGGCGCATCAGCTCGTTCAGATCGGCCTTTGCCTGCGAGAATTTCGGGTTGCTGCCTGCGACTGCGTCTGGGTTGGTGAACCACATATCCGCATTGGCCATGTCGCCCCGGACCTGTGCTGCCGGAGCGCCCTTGATCACCTTGGCTACGTCGCTAAGCAGCGCATCGACTTCTTTGTTGCTAACCACGTAGTCCCGCACACCAAACACACGGGCAAAGAAGTCCCGCACGCCTGCGCGGAGTTTGGACCAGATGTCCTTGTTCAGTCGCTCGCCGGAGGCCAGCATGTCAGCCAGCACTTCCTCCGCTGCCAAGGTACGGCTGGCGCGGCGTTCGGCTTCGGTGCCTTGCGCCATCTTGAGGTCAGCCATCTTGCTGCGGATACGCCCGCGCATATCGGCGTTGGCCCACATGCGGTTGGTGGCGGCGTTCAGGCTGGTGCCGAGAAGCGCACCGAGACCTACGTGCCCCAACTCGTGCCCGACGGTCAGGGTCATATCTTTGCCGTTGGCGATGTTCTCACGCACGATGTAGATGTTGCCGTTGTGGTACATACCCTTGACGTTGCTGGGTGGTGCCACGCCTGACAGGGCTTGCAGCTCGGCAATGGTATCTACGCCGAACAGGGGGGTAGCGATATTGCCCTTGGCGGTGGCGATGGCGCGGTCGAACACCTTGGCGTTCATACCCTTAGTTGGCACAGTACCCGCCAGCTCGAACGTAGCACCTGTAACCCGGTTCTGTGCCTGGGCGATGTGCGTATCGAGTTCGGCGCGACCATCCTGCGGCATAAGCGCGAACTCAGGGTGCGCTTGGGCGGCTGTAACCAACGGGTTCAGTTCGGCCAAGTCACCGGCAATGTCGATACCAAACAGCATACCGGCGAGCACCGGCTGTGGGTGGCCCTCTTGGCCCTTCATCTCCACCAGCGCGTTGAGGTGCGCGGCGCCTGGGTAGGTCATGTAGTCCGCCCACGCTTGCGCGTCGTAGCGCGGTGCGGCTGCGGTTACTTGCTTGGGTGTAGCGGCGTCGGCTTGTTGCGGCGCAGCGCCAGATTCTACCTGCGGTTGCGACATAACGTCGAGCAGCCCTTCGATGATAGCCACCTGCTTATCACCCAGCGGGCGGCCTTGGCCTGTGGCAGCCCGATCGAGCCAACCCTGTACGTCCGCCGCGTTGTAGCCTGTGTTCGACAGTACAGCCTGTACCTCGGGGATAGACGACAGCCACTCGGTACGACCTACCACCGGGCCTGTATCGCCTTGCGCGCGCAGCAATAGACCGCCGCGTTCTGCCCAGTATGTGCCGGACAGCAGGTTGCGGAGCTGTGCTACGGACTCGTTGTTCAGCCCAGCTACGGCGGGCGTAGCGCGCATGGTCCAGCCGAGGCGACGTAGGTTAGCCAGCGTGCGGTTGGACTTATTACCCGCGGCGTCTACCAGACCCGCGGCGCTACCACCGGATATGGCGCTGGATACGGTGTATTCGACGCCTGTAGGGTCTACCCACACTTGGTCCTTTTTTACTGCCTTGACATCGGCAGCCGGTACGATCTCCACGTTGGGGGTAGCGCCCACGCTGGTTGGTGCCGCGCCGAATAGCCCTTCCTCGGTAGTCGGTACACCACCCCGGTCGAACGCCGCACCAACACGCTGTTCTTCTGTTACGGGGTAGTTGTTCACCAATGCGCCGAGGAAGTCGGACTGGCCGCCGTCGGCCTCCACCTGGCCCAACCGGCGAGCAGCCTCTACACCTACGGCAGTGTCGAACTCGGGGGTGCCTGGGCGGGCGCCGGTAGCAGCCACGGTGTCCACGATAGCCTCGAACTGCGCGCCCTGCGCTTGGCGGGGGGTGATGCCCGCCTTGTCTACGAACGCTTGGCGTACCGACGCCTTGAACGCACCACGAGCGCGTGGCGTACTCAGATCCGGGGCTTGTGTCGGCGCGACAGGTACTTCTGCTGCGGCAGCGCGGCGTGCGGCTTCTGCGCCTGCTACGGCCGGGCCGAACTGCTGTGCCACGCGCTCGATCGGTGCGGTCTCGCGGATGATGTCCTGTACGCTGCGACCTGCGATCTCGTCTACCTGGGGCAACCCGGCGACTTCTTGCTCCGTGGCGCCGATGTCAATTTCTTCTGGTGCTAGGTATTGCACCTCCGGCAGCGCTTGGCGACCTAATGCGTCTTGAATTTCTGGGTTGGCGTCGATTTGCGCCTGGACTTCGCCGGCGCGTTGTCGGGCACGCATGATGCTATCCAGCGGGCGTGGGCCGGTGCTCATACCGAGACCGTCTAGCTCTGCCTCCAGCTCAGTCTGTAGCGCCTGGATTTGTTCGCGGGTCTGTGTCGGCTTGCGTACGTTAGCTGCGCCGAACGCGGCACCGAACGTACCACCAAGGAGGCCGCCCAAAGCTGCAGCAGTGCCGGTGCCTTCTTCAACCGGTCGTTGTCCGGCTACGTTGCTAATGGCGGTTTGGCCGGCTTCTTCTATAGCCTCCTGTGTGCCCTCACGTAGCGCGCCAAGCCCTACCTGAGCAGCAACACCGCCGGCCTGACCTACGCCACCAGCGCCTGCGAACCGTTGCGCTACGCTAGCCTCAAGACCCGCTGCGCCAGTTAACTTGTTGGTGCCAAAGCTGAGTAGCGCGTTAGCGGCAGCCCCGCCCATACCAGCGAGCTGTATTTCGTTCTCGCTCAACCCTGCGCCGCGCGCCTCGTTGATCGCGTCGACGTTGCCCATGCCACCCATAGTGGCCGCGTTGGCCGCCAATGCTGCGCGTGTGGCTTGTGTGTTCGCGTGAAGCGCTGCTGCCCCGGTAGACGCCCCACGTGCCGCGGCGGTAGCTTGTGCGGTCTTAGCCGCAGCACCGGCCGCGCCCAGACCAGGTAGGAAGAACGCCAGGGACTGCACGCCCATATCCGCCAAGACGCTGGGGGTCGTAACGGCCGACTTAACGCCCTCCCACACGCCGTCTTGGAAGTCACCCATGACGCCCTCACGTCGGGCTTGGATAGGTGCGGTCTTCCACGCTTGCAGCGTGTCTTGGGTTTCTTGGAGATTGCCGGAGAACCCGGTAGCCCTATCGAGCGCACCGAGGGTAGCCACGTTTGCTAGGCCGTAGGCAGACCCACCTAGGCTGACCGCCGACTGCAGCCCTGCTAGACCTACGTCGCTCGCCACCTCACCAAGCGTACGGTCGCGGGTGCGTTCGGCCTGCGCCGCGGCGTCTATGGCAGCTTGGCGCTTTGCGGCGTCCGCGGCGGCTTGGTTCTGCTGCTGCAGTTGGAGCAGTTGCAGGGAAGTATCAAAAAACGTTGGTTCCGCCATCCTGCAACTCTCCGTCGGTCACTTACCGCTGGTTAAATAAGGCTGCTGTGCGTTTCTGTGCCTCGACCCCAGCGGCGTCGATTGGGATTATATCAGTTCCGCGGGTAAACCCCGTCACACGACCTTGCAAGTCCACTGTAGGTTTCGCGACAGGCTGCCCTGCACTACCAATAAGAAGCGTCTGCATCTGCTGTTCGAGCTGTGCTGCTTGGGCAATAGCCTCAGGAGTCCCTTGTAGCCGTAGCTGGATCGCCTGCGCCTGTAGGGCTTGGATCTGCTGGTTCTTGAACCGCTCCCGAACTGCGCGCTCACCAGCTTCGAGGTTGGCCCCACCTTGCGACCGGACTTGTGCTGATTCTACTGCACCCTGCGCCGCGGCTTGTGCGTTCTGCAGACCAAACTGCCCTTGTAGGTTAGCGATCTCCAGGTTACCTGCGCGCTGTTCTTGTGCCTGCGCCGCGGCGCCTGCGCGGGTATCAGTCTGGCCTATCTGCTCGTTCAGCGCCCGGAGGCTCTGGCGGGCTGCAGCGCGGTCCGTTGCACTACCGCGTGTGGTGCTACGCTCCAACTCGCTGCGGCTAATATCCAGGGCCAGGCGGTCGCGGAGTTGTTGCCCTTCCTGCAACGACTGGGTGCGCCGCGCGTCGGATGCGTCCAGGTACGCGCGAGCTTCGCCTGGGGCGAACCCACCGAACCCTGTTAGCTGGGTAGAATCCGATGCTACTGGCGCACCAACGACTTGGCCTGTGGCGCCAGTGAGCCCTTGCAAGCCAGGCGTAGCGTTTACGTTAGTGAACGATGGGATGCCTCCACCCTCTTGGCGGAATATCTCGCCGCCTTGGGCACCAACGCCAATACCTGTGCCCGCGTAGCTGGCCGGTTGTGGTCCTACTACGCCTGCGCTCGGTCGAGGCTGCTGCGCCGAAACGCCTGTAGTCGGAGTAACACCGGGGGTAGTTACCGGCGTAGGTTGCGACGCCGGTTGGGCTGCCTGAGCACCCAACGCGCCGAGCGCAGTAGATCGCGCGCCGCTAAGCGCTTCACCGACGGGTTGGAACGCCTGCGACGTAGCCTGACCTAATTGCGACAGACCGCCACTGATGCGGTTCTGTGCGGCGTCGAGGCGGGGATTTACACCGCCCGCTAGCGTACCTACATCACCACCAAGCGCCTGCGCGCCGCGGAACCTAGTCAAGTCAGCCAGAGCTGCGCCTGGGGTAGACAAGGCACCCAGCGCTACGTCTGCGGCCGCTTGGCCTACATTGATAGCGTCAGGGTTAGCACGCGGTTGTGCGTCGGGGGTGTTGGTGATATCGAAGCTGGTCTGCCGCGGCGGCGGGTTGCCGGGGCCATACACCGGTTGCTGCGCCTGTAGCCGCATCTGGCGGGCGCGTTCCTCGTCAGTCATGCGGGGTGGGATCTGTGCGGCCATGTGTTCAGCTCCAGTTAGCGCGCGGGCCGAACTCGACCTGCTGTACGGTCAGATATTTCATGTCTCGTTTGCACTCCAACACGGCAGCTTCAAACCGAGTGCGGTGTTGTTCAAACCGGGATCGCGTCAGCGCAATGGCGTCGGCGTCGTTGTCCAGATCGGGGTCGTGGTTACGCATAGCGCGCCACGCAGCCCACTCAACCAAGTCCAGGTGCCACTGCTCCGGCACCTCGGGTTCCGCGTCCAAGTCGTTCTTGGTTAGCGGCACAAGGGGGCGGCGAGCAACCTGCAGCCGAACAACCTTACCGGCAGCGGTCGCCGACGGAATCGGGTAGACGCCTAGGAACCCCGTGTCCCGGTCAGTGTAATAAATTCGTGGCTCGCCGGTTTCCCGCGGAGCCTGGTACGACGTGTTCGGGGTCAGCTGGCTATCCGCACCAAAGCGCGTACCCCAGTTGGCTCGACCCAGCACCATACGGCCATCAAGCTGCGCAGCTAGCACCGAGATAACTCGGCGGTCCAATGCGTATTCTTCCTGCCCGGCCACCAGCACGATGTTGGCTACGCTGGTGGTGCGGGAGTCCCGAAGGCACAGGGTCTGACTGGCAAACTTTTCCTCCGCATCTCGGATGTACAACAGCAACGCGTCGTCCGACCAAATAGAGTCGTCTACCTCTCGCCCATTAGCGGCAGTAGAAGCGTCTCGCAGGACGTTGCGGCGTAGCTCACCCAGCAGATCACGGAGGTTCATGGGTTAGCCCCGCCAGATTTCGTATGGGTACACCTTCATCGACCGGGTGCCGGTGAGGCGATCGAACTGATCCTTCACGGGCTTGTCGGCGATGATATTGTCAATGCTATGCAGCAACCAGCTCGGCACTTTGTACCAGACCTCGGAGGTCATGATGAACTGGCGCCCGTTCACACCAAACGGCTGGCCGCCGGGCGGGATAGCGTCGCTGGCGTGCAGCCGGATCAGCTCGTAGTCGCTCTGGTCGTCGGTCGCAATCATGCGGTTGATCGACTGCGGTTCTTCCTGCTCAACCACCTGGCGACGGGCGCGGGGTTTGCGCGGCTGAACCGGTGTTTGTACGGCTTGCTCTTGGGTATCTTCGCTCATGGTCATTCGCTCTTGAATGCTTCGTTGAATGCCGACGCGCCGTCTTCGGCCTTTTCTTTTTTATCGTGTTGCATCTTCGGCAGCATAGCCGCCAAATCTTGGATCAATGCGGCGTCGGTATCGTAGACTCGCATTACCTCGGAGTCCTCCCACTTAGCCCCGTCTTTACGGTTGGCTTCTTCGATCTTCGAATCATCGTACCGGAGTACAAATCCGTTCTCGGCGCGGGATATGCGGTAATCGTTCATCTTGACGACCTCGTACGGTTGTGTGTGGAGTATCGCCGCTTGTGCTTTTTGAGGCAAGCGCTATGGCATGTCGGGCCATATTCGGTTTCCCTTTGCCTGGTTATCCGCGCCAGACATTATCCGTAGATTGCCAGCCCAATGTAACCCGCACACAAGCTCGCTAGTAAGCGGGACTATGTGGTCGACATGAACGACGGAACCATGCTCCCGGCGCAATCTGTCTGCTTCGTTGTATATAGCCGCTGCCTCAGCCTTGTTGAACCAACCCGGTACAGCTCCTTTTTTATTGGCCCTACGCACAGCCACAGCCGCTGTAACCCTTGGATCACCGAGCCCTACACCTGTAGCCCATGTCCTGCGTTGGGATTCCGCCCCGCACGCGATGGAGCACGTTTTTTGCCCGCGCTTGCACCGCAGGCAGAGAAACTCACGCAGACATATGGTGCAGGTATTCGTCACCTTCGTGGTCAGCATAGCAGCCCGTGCCTTGTGCCCACACGAAGCAGAGCAATACTGCACGTTGCGCTCTTGCCCCTTCTTCACAGAGAACCCTACCCCGCACACTGGGCAGTCTCTCGCAACCATTGTTACACCCGTGGAATGCCCTATCGCACTCGCTTTGACGCGGCATTCTTTTGAGCATGTGTGCTTGTACTTGACCCTGTATTGGCTCACTTGGAAATCCGACGAGCACACCTTGCACTGCTTTGTAACCATTGGCGGCTGTTTCTTCGTGCGCATAAAAAACCCTCCGGGGTTGATAGCCTCGGAGGGTATTGTATGCTGTAACGTGTATCACAGCAACCGTGTCGCCGCCGTTATGCGGTTGCAGCAACTTCAGATCTGATAACTCCGAAGGCGTTGGTCACAAGGGCTGCGTGATACATCTTCCACGAAATTACGCCGCGTTGAGCCAATGGGTCTGTCTCAGTCGCTTTCGGGTACACCACAGCCATGGTGGCTGGCACCGAACCGGTGTTGGTGTTGGCCCGCAGCGGGATGACACTAAACGCGTCTTTCGCCAAGAAGATCAGTGGGTAGACATCCGCCAAGGTGCCGGTGGTAGACAACATCGCACCCTTGGCACCGCCTGCATCCGCAAACGCGGTGAACACAGTGGAGCTGATGAAGCGAACATCCTCGACCCGACCAATCTCGCCCTCGAACGCCTTACCCTGCGCGTAGTTGGCGACGTTGATGTAGCCGTCAATGTTGCGGACGTCGTTTTCCACGTTCGGGTGGACCAGGCAGATGTATGCAGCTTCGATCGGCTGGGTGTTGTAGTTCGGCGTGGACGCCAACACCGTGGTGATCTTCTGCATGTTCTGGTTCTTGAACGCGCGGGTTACGCGGCGAATCATGGCCAGGCTGACCGGGGTATTCACGTCGGTGCGCTGGGTGCCGTTGGCGTAGAACACCTGCGAGCCGGCCTTCAACACGTTGAAGGTCAACGTCTCTTTGGTGACAGCCGCCTGCTCGCCCAGGATGTCGCTGAACTCGCGGATCACCGGCGGAACGTCCGGGTGGGTGTCCATAACGAAGTCAGTGAAACCGGTCCAGTTGCCGTACTGGGCAATGTCGACCGACTCGTCCTTGAACGCCATGGCGGTGCCGGCCGGGGTTACACCCTCAACCAGCGGGGTGAGCGCCAGTGGCAGGTTGTACGCGCCAGCTTCGCCGCTGTAACCACCGGTGCCGTTGTCGAGGAAGTAACGACGGAACTTGATGGTCTTGGTTTCGTTCTTCGGCAGCGGAACCTGCTTACCGAACTTCTCGATGGTGAGAAGTGGCAGGGCGCGCATCAGGAACTCTTTTACTGCAAAGTTGGCCTGACGCGGGGTCAGATCGCCGTATACGTTGGTGGTCATGGTGTGTTACCTCATCAGTTATCGAACAAGTGTTCAGCTCAACCAAACGCTTCTTTGAACGCAGATTCCGCGTCGTTAGGGTCGCGTGAAGACGATACTGAGCTGCGTTTCGCCGCGGGCGGTGCCAGAGTCGCAGCCAATGCTGCGGACGATACAGGCGGTGCCTTGGGCGTTGCTTGCACGGCTGACGAGGCTGGATGTGCTGGCGCTGCACCCGTCGAACCTTTTGCTTGCTTGTACATCGAGATCAGATCCACTGTCTCTGCCGCCGACCCGTGCTTATACAACTCCATCAAGCGCGGCTGGTACAACTTCGGCTGCTCCTGAATCCAGTCTGGCAATTCCGCGGCGACCGTCTGGAAGTCGGGGTGCGCAGTCTGGATAGTCGACCAGTACATAGCTTCCTGCGATTGAGCAGCATGCTGCTGAATCGGCGCCATCTGCTGTTGTACTTGGCCAAGGATCGATTTCTGCTGGTTGATCAGGGCGGCCTTTACGTGCGCCTGGATAAGCGCACTCACGGGGGCTGCTACTTCTGACCACTCAGATTGGAATAATTCCAAGTCCTTTTTCTGCTTGTCGTCCAGGTAGTCCTCGAACGACGCCTCGCGCTCCGGCGCGACTGGTTCCTGTGCTGCTGGTGCGGCCTGCTGCTGTGCCAGTCGGTTAGCTTCGGCGATGGCCGTAGCAAGTTGCTGGGTGTCCATCTGCGGCATCGGCTGCGGGGTTGCTGGCGCGTCGGCTACTGCGGCTGGGATTTCTACCGCCGGCTCTGGGTCGCCATCGACCTCCGCTACCACGTCAGTGGTGGTGTCGGCCGGTGCTTCTTCTTGTACAAACTCCGGCTCCAAGGCTGCTGCCTCGGGTACTACCACTTCGGGTTCAGCACCTACTGCTTCCGCAAAGGCTGCTTCAAAATCGTCATCGGGTTCCATAATATGTTATCTACCTTGCGCCTGTGGGTTTGTCAAGCTTTATGGATCGGTTTTTGCATCCGATCTCACGTCACGCTGGATCTTCTTCACCTCTTGTGCGCGTCCTTGCGCCCTGCGCAGCATCACGATGTCTGTCACCGTGGCTGCGTCTGCTTGTGCTCTATCCAGCAGATCCTGCAGGTACGTCAGTAGCGCCGCGCGCACCGCCGGGTTGGCGTCCAGCCTCGCCTGTAGGTTGGCCTTGGCTTTGCTCGGTGAGTCTGCGGAGTTCGTCAATGTTAGCACCCTCTTTGATAGCTAGCAGCAACGCCTTGAACGTCATAGCGTCGCCGGTATCCATGTTCTTCTGCGCCTGGGCCATATCCTTGAGCGCTTCGGTCTGCAGGCTGCG